ATTGATTGAACTTTAAACGCAAAGTAATCAAACTACATCCTGACGTAATGACAATGCTAGAAAAGTACAAAGACAATATTCACAATCATATGTCTAAGAGAAGAGTACCATTAACCTGGAATGAATTTATGATCGCAATTGTCAGTGACTGGGAGAACGGTAGAACTAAATGTGGTTGCGGTATGTTCTATGATTGTCCGCACTGTCATCATACCAGGCGTTACTTTGAAGGTAAACGTAGGGAAGAATATGATTAAATGTTATCACGGGTTAAGTCATTGTACTAAGTGTTGTAGAAGATGCCGAGAAAAAGAATGATCTGTAAGCGATGTAATTACAATATACCCTGGAATTCAATTGCAAAGGATCGCAAACATTGCAGGCACTGTTTCAAGGCTCTTAACTTATAACGCATAATCTAATCCTCCCTTATGGTCGCACGAAGACGCAAAGCCTCCAGGAGAAGAGCTCCAAGGCAATTTGGGATTAACGTAATAGAGACGGGAGCAGCTTTAGCACTCCTGGAACAAACGAACGCAGGTTCATCATTTAAATCATTTTTAGCTGGAGATATCAATAGTGGATTATCAACATTATCTAAATCAGCAAAATCTAACAAACAAGCGATCACTAAGACATTAATCGGGGCATTTTTAGCAAAAGCTGCAGTCAAATCCTTTTCAAGAGGATCACCTGTACTAGCTTCTCTAGGTCCAATTAAGGTAAGGGCATAAACATGGCAATAGTCGTAACAAGAACCGAAGCTGGATTATCAGCAACAACTAGTTTTCAGAGTATGAATAATCAATTTGCAAGTTCAGGCTTGTCTTTGGTTGTTCCATCTGGAGTATCACAAATATCTTCTATATCAATGGGAGTTAGTAGTGTAGCAACAGGAGCAGACTTCTGTTCAGGATTTAAATTAACAGGTACCGCACTCCAGGAAGGAGATGCCACATTCATGGGACCAGCAATTGCACAAGCTGCAAGTGGTGGAACTGGAGTAGCAAACTGTGTTGTCCAGGAAAAGACTGCACTAGGTGTAACATCTGGAAATACTTTGGATATTCAAATAGCTGTAACTACAGCAGCAACTATCGATTCTAGCTGTACGATAACTTTCGAGTAAATTGATCAATGCCTGAAGGCGTTGGTTATGGACCGCAAAATACAGTCTCAATAGGCAAGGATATTCATGTTATTGGCAATCATGCCTATGGATACTCTGGCCAGATTGTTACTTCTCCTGCAGGTTCAGCCGATACTACTGCGCTTAAGTTTACAACAGGTAATTATTATCTTGTAGGCCATGTTACTCAACAGAATGATGATGCAGGTGGAGATCAGTTATTTTTTAGACTTACCATGAACGGCATTACGGTTATGTATTCAACTTGGGACAGTGCCAGTGCATCAGGTGTCGGTTTGCCTAGTCAACCTTGGCCTGTAATTATTCCACCTTATACTGAAGTCGAAATCAAAGTAGGTAGTTCTGCTGGTGTGGATAAGGATTTTACGATACAGATAGTGGGTAACATAATTAAATGACACTTTCGACGGGGCCAACCCTGAACTTCTTTGGTGATCATGTATTTGCCTGGAGTGGTTTAGAAGCATTAACTGGAGGCGGCACAACCTTGTTAGATTTTATTTCTCCAAATAAATTCTATAGTGTCGTTACTAACGTCTCATTCGATTATAGCGGATGTTCTCAAGGTGATGCGCTGTCCTGGACTATTCAAGGTAATGGGGAAGCACTACATGTTAGCAAGTTCCTAATAGAAACTGCAGGTATCGGGCCCCAATTCCCTAATCTATACTATACGATCCCTCCGAACACGGGGATCAAAGTTATAGCTCAGGGAGTTAGTGGGCAAGTTACTGCAGTAGTAGAAGGGATGGAGGTCCAATAATGCCTGCAAAGTACTGTCCTGAGTGTGGAACTAAGAAAGGTATGATCAGGGAAACAGCCAGGAGAGCCTACGAGCCTGATTCAGTACCTAGACGTAAACGTAAACTATCAGCCTGGAACAAATATGTTAAAGCTAACAGTAAAAAACCACGCTTTCGATACGCAAGATCTAATAAGATCAACCTAAAGAAAATGGCTATAGCATTTAGGAAAACGCCTGCAGGTAAAAAGAGAAAGAGATAATGCCCTACGCACTTATTCCCGATGGTTACACACTAAAGAAAGTTACAACGGCCCAAGAAGCTGCAGTACATTCTAAACGTCGTCATGATGATGTAGTAGCGTTTTTGAGTAATGATGGTACACCCGCATTATTGGGAGGGGGTGCATTATTAGCATTGACACCGTTTATAATTGATACATTCAAATCAGCTTTAGAAGTTGAAAATATAATACTTACTGATCAACAAAAAACTAATCTAAAAAAAGCGTTTGAAATTGGTCTGATCACTAATCCTGTAACTGGCCCTATGGTATTGGGTAAAAAGCTCATAGAATTGATAAAAGAGGACAAATGAACTTAGGTGCATTGATTTCATTATTGAAATTAGCCCAGGATAGTGGTTTAACTAAAAAAGGTGTTGTTTATGCTAAACCTTCCGAAATTTATACTAAAGAAAAATCACTAGAACGTGCAGAAAAAGGTTTAGGATTATGAACGATAACCAATTGAAGATAATTAGTGCGATCTCTTTTCTAGCTGCCCTTAAAACTTTACTTACTGAGGATTAATGGAAATTACAACATTTTCATTATTGCTTTATTTTGCCGCTTGGTCAATATTTTATGCAGGATTATCAAAATATATTGCCAAATTAAGTAAAGATGAGTGGGTTAGGTGGGCCAAAAGTAGAGAAAGCGACGAAGAGTTAATTGAAATTTTAGCGGGTGTTATAGATGAAATCGAAGACAGAATGCACGAAAAACTTGAAGCCTTCCAATCGTCGTTTTTTGGCTCAATCGGTGCAGCTAGTAAAAAAATTGATGATGCTACAGGACAAACCACGATCAAAGCGATAACCAGGGAAAACCCGATTATGGGATTTGTGGCGGACATGTTAATGAAGCGAAACGGGGTGCAAGGGTTACTAAACGCCTCAAATAGCCCCGAAGTAGGGGTAAAACAGCCCCGAAAACGCCTAGGACTAGACAGCAAGTAGGTGGGTTACAGGGCTCTAGGGGTTTCTTTAGGCGTCAAATACTAGAAAAAGACTATACTAACTATTTGTAAAAACAAAAAAAAAGGGTTTATCGTCTATAATAATAATAATAATAATAATAATCCGTCATATATATATATAAAAAAGTTTTTGAAAAGTACCTTAACGCCGTCTAGCAAGCTGGTTAATACTCTGGTCCCCAGTATGGTAGTCATGAAAGACTTACGAGAAGTCCAGTGTTCAGCTTGCAAGAAAATCGGTTTGACATGTTACGCCCAATGTCGAGATCCGAAGTGTGCGGTGATTCATAGGATCCAGGTGATTGATTGAACTTTAAACGCAAAGTAATCAAACTACATCCTGACGTAATGACAATGCTAGAAAAGTACAAAGACAATATTCACAATCATATGTCTAAGAGAAGAGTACCATTAACCTGGAATGAATT